TATAAGGTCATCAAACTCTTTTTCTGTACCCTCAAAGTCTATTGATCGGTTTCTACGTATTACTTTACCCTCATCCCATCTCTGTAGGTATCTACTCCATTCGGTACGGCTGTAAGTATAACAAGCCATTGCAATCTGTCGTTTAATTATTGGTTCTACTTTCATTACACTGATTTTATGTATTGTCCAAATGAGAAGCGTTTAGTACCGCTTTGGTCTTTACACGCCAAATATGTTAGTTTGCCGTTTGTGAATTGTGAAAACCAAATCCATTCCTTTAGCTTTAGTTCATAGGTTTGCTTCGCCCTACCTTGATCTATCTTGAATTCGTTAGCGATAAGCTTGATTTGTATTACTGGATAATCGTACAATTCACGACCTATACCCCAGTTGAAACAAGCCCTTTTGAAACTGTCAGAAGCTAAACCCTTTTCCTTTTCCGTTGCGCTTGGTGTACCTACGTCCTCTTTTGCTACCCATTCTTTTAGGTCTTTATTGTAAATAGATACTCTACACCGTGTATTATTATCTAGTAGTTCACGCTTCCAGTACATACTACCAACAACATCGTCTAAACGATTCATGTCTACCCTAGCGTCTTTGTAAGCTAGTATAGTAGCATATCCACCCTTGTTTATTGATTGGATACGAAAGTCTATGTCCTCGATTGATAAAGGGGTGTTTAATCCTGTTAAATCTTGGTTATGTGGTATTACGTCCTCGATCTCGTTTTGTTCTTCGTCCTTTCTTTTTTCTAGTTCTTCCATGAACTCGTCTTTTTTGTGTCCCATATCTCGTTTATGTTTAAAAGTTAAAGTTTATCCCGTTGTTTTTATCTATATCTAATCCTATTGACATTGCAAAGTGCTTAGACCATTCCTTTAATTGTTGCATTTGGTCGTGACTCATATCTAAGCAGGACAGGTTAGGTAAATCTGCGTAGTCCTTTAGAAATAAATCCATCTCGTCTATTGATATAATAGCCCCCTTAGAAACTACTTCTTTGTGAATCTGTTTTAAAAGAACACCCTTGTAAAAAGTTATGTCTCCATTAGATGCCTTCTTATTTCTGTTATCGTTCAATTGTTAAGTCTTAAGTTGTTCCAAAAGTAACTAAAGTATTTTAATACGCAAGCATTAAAGTACTTTTATTTAGTTTTTAGGGTTAAAAGGTCTGAGACGAACTTACGAACGTTCTTCATGTCCTCTTCGTAATTGTAGTCGTCACCCTTTGTTTTTAACGATTTATTGTTCCTGAGTGTTTCATAGATAAGTTCATACTTATGAATTAGCACATCTATTTTCTCTTCCATAATTCTAGTTGTTTTTAAATGGGGCATCTTTGCTCCCGTTATTAAAGTCTATAGGGTTGGCTTTAGTTCTTCACCAGTTAGAGCGAAGTAAAGGTTTTGGAGTTGGTGTACGTTTTGAATTCCGTTTGAGATTTCAATATGTGGAGAATACCACCCGTAAACGTTATTTTTAACAAGCACCCATAAGTTATTATTAATTTCTTGTTGGTATCTGAAACCATCGAACACGAATCCAAACTTAATTAGCCACTCTTCGGTTAACGGGACTGGTTCGTATTCATGGTTATCAGGATAAGTTGCTATTATTCCTAGTAATGATACCGATACAGATTCAACACCTATTAACGGTTGTACGGAATCCCTACGCCCCGCATTGATTACTATATTTCCTATTCTCAATTCTTTTGCTTCTAATTTCATAGTACTTCTTTTAGTCGTTTAGGGTGTTTATGTCAATCGCTAGTCCTTTTGGGAGTAGTCCGTATACGTCGAAGTGATGTTTGTATAAATCGTTCCAAAAGTGTAGTGAGAATTTACAAGTTTGTTGGCTCTCAGTATCTAAATCTATCCATTGTTCAATACTTTCGTGATCCGTTTCTTTGTCCCAAATTTCAAAATATTCATTTACATTCGTCAAATCCGACAAAGGGCGAAGGATTGGTTTAATGAAACTCGAATAGTCAGGAACTCCATCACGCTTTTCTCTAACTATTAAATCTCTAGGTAACAATGCTCTTTTTATACCTTCATTGTCTAATATCATTAGCCCATAAGGCAAATAAGGTGCTAATTCTTCTAATTTTACTATCATAGTCCTTCTTTTAGTCGTTCGTTTACTTCTGTTAATTGTTAAAATGGACAATCTTCTACTGGTGTTTCAAAGTCGTCGTTTGGTATTAATGCCGATTGGACAGGTTCTTTTTGTTTTGAGTGTTCGGTCATATCAAACAAAGGCGGCATAGTTCCCTTTAGGTAATATCTACCAGTAGGTAAATGGTAATCGTAACTTATACTCGATCCAATTTCACCTTGAAAACTAAACTTTGTCTTTAGGTTTATGAATGTTGTAAAACCATCTTCGTTATCATTCGCAAAATACCTGTATATGCAATATCCGTTGTGCGTTTGGTTTCTAAAGTCAGCAGACCCCGATACATCGTACAGCGTTGGCGCTTCATATTTGCCGTCGTCATTCTTACGCATCTTTGTTGGGTGAGCGACTAAGAATATATGCACATTGTTTTCTATAGCGAATGACGTTACTCGAGTCATTACATCATCAATCGCGTCCTTTTTGTTTATACCCTTGTCGAGCATCACCTTGTTAAACGCGTCAATAACAAATAAATCTATACCGAAACTGTACATTTGTTCTTTGAACTTCTCGAGCAACCAATCCCAATCTGCTGGTTTACCCTTTTCCGCTCCCGTTAGATATAGCTTTTCGTTAGCCCATTCTTTGTAGCGTTCAATATCTTCTTTTGTGATCCTGTCAATACCATCGTGAGACTTCCAAAACGGTTTACCTATCGCTTTTTGTATGAAATTCGTTTGATGCAGTGCCATTGGTGAATGCTCAGGACTGAAAAATGAAGCCTTCATAGTGTAGTCGTTTATCAAATTCAGGACGTGCCACTCAGAAAATGAACTTTTACCGTGTGAAGGAATACCAGTTATTACCGTTACTTGACCGCGCATTATTGAGAATACATCCTTTACGTTTCCAAAACTTTCGTGCTTTGGGTAGATTGTTTCAGGTAATCCGTTATCATGCAAATCATAAACCCCCTCGAGTAAGTCCTCAACTTTGAACGTACCACCCACAGGAAAGCGTTTAATTTGTTTTATAGACTCATGTATCACTCCCTCGGTTAAATCCCCGTTAGCGTCTTTAAACTGCCATTCAATGTAACTACAGCGATACCTCCCTAACCTCTGTGCAATCTTATCTTTTACAATGTTCCCTTTTTCGTCATTATCAACCGCGATTACAAAATGCTCAATATCTTTTAAATACTTCTCTGAGTTCTTCCAAAATTCATCGTTATCATTCGCGCCATTCGGTAGGCTTATCACTTCTTTTACCCCCGCTTCGTACATTGCCAATACGTCAAATTCACCCTCTACAATCCAGCATTTATTTGCACCTATTACCGAGTTGATATTGTAGAATATTCGCTTTGCCCCTGTTGTCTGCGTGAAATCCTTTGCTCCTGATCGGTATTTTTTATTAACCAACTTGTCACCCTCGAAATAGTTGAAAACAATATTATTTAATTCCTTTTGCTTTGCTGGTTGATACTGTTTTTCTTCTGTTATCCCAAAGTGTATGAGCGTTTCTTGTCGTATTCCGCGTGTGTCACGAATCCAATTTACCATCTGATCTGATAACTTGGTGTAGTTCTGCCATTGTTGCGGTGGGGCTTTATACGTGCTTTTTACAAAGTCTGTATTTGAATCTTTAAAACTTAGAGCGTCACAATTATAGCATTTCGCTACGCCACTTTCGAAGTTGACGTACAGGCAAGGGTCTTTTTTCTTCTTTCTTGACTCTGAGCATAACGGGCATGTTGTCTTTTTTACCCCCTTTTCAGAACCACGGACTATTATCGAATCCCAATCTATAAAATCAGCCATTACGATACGATTTTGATTTCACTACCAGTTTCACCCATGTACCTCAATGAGTTTAACAATGTTGTTTTCCAGTTTAGTATCGGTTGGGGTTTACCTTTCCTATTCGTACACCATCCACTTGCTTCCCAAGCCTTGTATTTAAATTCAACCTCTGTCTTTTTAACCTTTGGCTTATGCTCGAGAGCGTATTTTAGAAAATCTTCATACGCGGGCTTTTTGTTTTCATTGTTTTCATTGTTATCGTTATTACCATTGTTATATTGTATGCCCTTCGCGTTTCCTTCGCGTTGCCCTAGCGTTTCCCTATCGATGCCGTTGCGTTTCTCTAGCGTTTCTTGAAGGGTCTGGTAATTGTCGTAATTCGTAATGGTAATAAGGGTTGTGCTTTGTTTCCCTTTTCCAATAGTTTTGCGCGTAATCATGTTGTCACTTTCAAGCAAGTCAAAAATGGTTACAACGGCTTTTACACCCATATTTAACTCATTTGCCCATGATCTTAATGACATTGAAGATTGACCACGTTTTACTGTGTAGGTCTTTTTACCTAGTATCATTTTACCGTCCTTAAAGTTGGCGCAAAACAATATAGTTAACCATGCTCTTAAAGCTTCTGGTTTGGAATATACCCAATGATTTTTTAATTCTCGTGAAATGCTAATCCACCCCTGATTGTGTGACATAGTTCATCGTTCGTTTTGTAATACGGCTTAAAAAGAAAGTATGCAGGTAGCCGATAACACCTCATTGAACAGAACCGCTAAGTATCTGACACACCATAAAGATAGTAATTAATCGACTACATACACGTATAAACCCGTTAACTTTTTAACGTTCTTTACCGCTTGGTTTCGTGTGTATGCTTTAGTAGTGTAATCTCTACCTACCATATCCTTAAGTTTAAAGTCCTTCATATCCTCTTTTTTTATTAGTTAGTATTTTATCATGTAACGCCTTTTCAATGTCAATATTAAAGTGCCTAGCGTAGTTTAAACACACTAGTATAACGTCTGCAAGTTCTTCTATCTCGTTCGATGGGTCAGTAGCATGATACAACTCGCTTACCTCCTCATCTAGCTTCTCGATAAAGTCGCTTACATTAGTATTAGGGGTTATTAAGCCCCTATCTACTATACTGGTGTAGTTGTCCTCTATTAGTTTTTTAAATTCCATTCTAATTTGTTATTTCAATTGTTGCTACTAGGTCGTCTAAGCTCTTAACTATCTTAGAGTACTCGTCCATGTCCTTAATGTCCATTGCTTTTGCTAGGTCGTCTACCATGCCTTCAACTACTTTTAAGTAAGACTTAGTTTGCTGCTTAAATTTGTGCTTAAATATTACCCTGTCAGTAAGTTCATCAGTTGTATTAATTACGCTCTGTGATAAGCAAAGTATTCGCATACATAATGTTAAATCGTTCATATCTAAAAGAGTTTTTCTTGTTTAGCTTCATCTTTAAATCTCTTTTCAGTCATTGTAAGATTAATCTTAGCCTGTTTGAAATAGCTATCCTTTAACTCAATACCAATAGCTTTACGCCCTAATGACACTGGACTGTAAACCTCACTACCTACGCCCATAAATGGAGTAAGAACTACTTCACCTTCATTTGAGTACAATTCTATAATTCTATCAATTACATCCAATTGCAACGGGTGTACGTGCTTCTCGTCGTCCTCTTCTCTTGAATCTCTAAACGGTAAAACATTATCTATTCTAATGTCATCCCATACACTAGATGCGTAACGTTGCCAAATGTAGTGACTCAATTTATTACTTTTAGGGTCTACATGATCCACAAATTTAGTGTTTAAGTGTTCCCATAATTGATCCTCGTTTACATTCGATTTATTAGCGTTATTCCATGCACGTAAAATATTAGGTAAAATAGGCGTTTCACCAAAGTATCTTTTTAGTCCGTTGGGGTGTGTTACTGGTACTTGGTTTTCTCCTTTCTTAGTAAATATCAAAACGTAATCGGGCATAGCAGTAAAACACTTTGTACTATCTTCTACAATAAACTTGTGCATAAGACTTTGCACCATCGTACGCATACGAACCTTTAAAGGCTCTTTCCAAATAGTAATACGGTTACGGTATTCAAACCCGTACTTTGTATGTAGTCGAATAATCTCATTAGGGAAATCCCAAAGCCTACACGTATTATCAAATACATCCGTACAATGTACAGCCGTAATCCTTCCAGCCTTTGTAACTCGTGCCATTTCTTTAATTAAAAACTCGTATTGTTCTAAGAATTGTTCTTTGCTTTCGCAGTTACTAAAATCATTCTCACTACTTGAATAATTATACAGTCCTGCAAATGGTGGAGAATATACGCTAAGATCAATACTTTCATCTTCTAAAGTTGGTAGAACGTGCATACAATCCCCGTTATAGATTGCATACTGATCTGTAATAATTTGTTCTTTTACTTTCATATCAATTAAAATTTAGGTGTTACTATTTCTGTATTAAACTCTTTTTTGTTATCCTCAAATACTGAGTTAACATTTTCTGTTAAACTTGTGTATAATTCAATCGCTTTTTTTGTTTTCTGTTGTAATGCTTCTAGTACCCTAGTTTGTCCATCACTAATAACCATATCAATAGTTACGTTATGCTTTTGTCCAAACCTCCAAAACCTTCTTATAGCTTGGTAGTACTGTTCGTATGAATAAGTAGGGAAGAATACTGAATGCTGACAATGTTGCCAATTTAAGCCCATACCAGTAATCTTAGCTTTTGTTATTATACGCTTAATTTCACCATTAGCAAACCTCATTAGTATATCTTCTTTTTTCTCTAATGACATACTACCTATAATTTCAATTGCTTCGGGGTCTAACTGTTTTAGTAGTTTACTCTCATCGTTCAAATTACACCAATAAACAGACGTTTTGCCCTTTGCTAATTCAACAGCCTTTTCACATCGTTCGGTTATTGTTTCTCGCTGTTCGTGTCTTATTTCGTGAAAACTTTTAGCTACTATGTTAAACATTTGAACCTGACCCTCAACGTCAATTAGAGATTCATTCTTTACCGTGTGCTTATTAATAATCAACTCAGGCAAGATATAACGATCATTAGAAAATCCTAAGTCGCTAGGCATCTTAATCATAATAGACCATTGATTAACCCAAGCAAAGAAACTCTTTTCAGCGTGAGGTTTTAGGTAGAACTTCTCGCCTATATTTCTATTCGACCCGTCTACGCTGTTTTGGTTGTTCTTAAAGAACTTTCCTAGCATATCCATATAACCCATATACCCTAGTGCTTCTGAGCTTGTGCCTAATTCTATGAAATCATTTGGACTAGGTGTAGCAGTTGATAAGAATCTATAAGGTAACTTCTTTACAAAACTAGTTATTTGACCTTTTATTTTACCGTCAAAGTTTTTAAGTATAGAACTCTCATCTAATACAACCCCTTCAAAATCTGAACTATTGAAATAGTGCAACCGTTCGTAATTACATATCACTATACTTTTTGTAAATACACCATCCTTAGAATATTCAATATCTTCTATACCTAACTTTTTTGCCTCAATAATAAACTGAAAAGCAACAGCCAAAGGAGTAAGAATAAGAACTCTTTTATTAGTATGGTTAACTATGTTTTGAGCTATTGATAATTGAATTAAAGTTTTACCTAATCCAGTATCGGCAAATACTGCTATCCTACCTTTTTTTACAGCCCTTGTAATAATCTCTCGTTGAAAGTCGAAAGCCATGTCAGGTATAAAGTTAGGTTCAAAACCGAATTCTCCTAACGTGTGTTTTTTAGATTCCAAAAAATCTGAATATTCCATATCTACTTATTTATTTGTTTAGGTATTATCTATTGTGCTTTAACTTGACGAACCTTTCTAAGTAAGTCCTGATTTATGTTTGTAAAGTGTCGCTCTCTGTCTAGGTCTGAAACCCCAGCGTAAGGAGTGTATACGTTATTCCATTCTACATCGGGCTTTACAACCCTAGTTGATAGGTTCTTAAGTGCTTGATTAATCATAATAATTAGTTTAGTAAAAAGTAATGGTTATCAAAACGCTCTTTAGTGACTGCTAACGACTCTTTGAACCTCTTAGCAACGTTTAGAATTGCGTACCCCTCACAAGACACTAAGCATATCCTAAATGAATTCTGAAAGGGTTTACTAAGTAGGTCTTTGTTGGATAGTGTTTTACGCAGTTCTTCGTTTAGCTCTCTGACGTCTGCCCTATCAATCTCTAAATAATTACCCACTTCTATCTGAGTTTGGTTTAGCAGCTTACGAAATAAGTAGGCTATTACTATCTGTCTCTCGTTCTTGCGATCAAACATATTATTAACCGCTTGTTCTATGTAAGTTTGTGTTTCCATGTTGTTTAGTTTTCTATATCCATTAGTAATCACGCCTATCCGAACTCTTCAGATATGTCTTTACATAATTCTATTAGCCTTTTGATATACGGCTTCTCATATTCACTTGATTCCTCCTCTAACCCTTCAATCCCACCTTCATTAATTAAGGCATCGTAACAGTCTTCTAAATCTTCAAATGTGTTCTCAAATCTACAATAGCTCATATTGCTCATATCCTTAGTTTTTTAAGTGTGTTATATCCTTCAATATTCGTTTGTTACCCTTGTATTCGTAGTGCTTAAAGGGGGTTACTTCTATCCATTCGTTGTTTACTTCTATTTGATGTATCATTTCGTTTAGTTTTTAAATAATGAACCCCATGCTGTGCCGTTTAATAGCACTACTAACCAGAATTCCCAATCAGTAAGGTTAAATACTCCGCTTGCAATAGTAGCAACCATAATCAATGCTAACCATCTTTGATATAAATGTTTCATAATTTTTGTTTTAGTCTTCGTATGTAATTAATTGCCAATCCTTTCTGATCGGTGTAATCTTATCTCTATTTGTCGCGGTGTACGTAGGTAGTGGCGCTAACATTTCTTCTTCTGTATAGTACGCTTCTGTTTTGCTACCTATTACACATTTTGCACCGTGTAACTCCTTTTCCTTAAGCTGCTTAAATACTAACCTAACCAATAGATTAACCACATTGTAACTTACCCCGTGATTCCTAGCTATCTGAGCATAAGAAAGGTGTTTACTCTCTGCAATATCCAAGCGTATAGCCTTAAGAACTTTTTTGTCTGTTACCCTAGGCATTGTCTTTTCCTGTTAGTATGTCGTTAGTAGTTTGAAGTATCTTCCAAGCCTTTACAAAGATCATTGCAGCGCTTTCTAATTCATCCTTAGACTCTCCGTAGAACGCGGCTACCTTATTCTTAGTTTCTAGCTCAAACACATTGCAAACCCATTTCTTAGGGTCGTGCATTTGATAAGGTTCTGACGCTACTAGTTGTTTCTGTATAAATTTCATATCGTTTAAGTTTGTTTCGTATGGTACAAATATAGTAAAGTATTTTAATACGCAAGCACTTGTGACATTATTTAATTAAAAAAGCGACTATCCTAAGACAATCGCTCTAACTTAAACCTAAACACCCATGATATGAAGATGGGAATGAAATAACTCCTAGATGGAGCCGAACACAAATATAGTGAAATTATGCTAACCCTTTAAACATCTCTATTAATTCTGGTTGAGGGTGCATGTCTGATTTGTCGTATCTAAACGAAGTATGTGACCAGTTACCCGCTTCACCACTCAATGCGGCTGCGCTAACTTCCCACATCTCAGGTTTATAGTCCATTGGTATGCCGTATACTTCATTACAATAAACAAGAAACTGTCTAACTAGTTCAACCTGATTAGGTGTATAACGTTCAAAAGCATAGTAACCACGAAAACCTTTAGGGTATTCAATTACATCTTCTGTGGCTACATGTCCACCATACACGTTTTCCCAACGTTCCTTTGATTTATTCCATTTAAGACCACCGTACGAATCAATTTCATAACCAATAGACTCCATGTCTCGACGATTATACGGAATGCCTAACTTTTTATACACCCAACTTTGAACGCCTAAATGATACGCCCACCTAGAAGTACTGAATAACTGATTAATCGGACCTTCTCTAGGGAATATAACAGGAGTACCCATATTGAATTTAGCCTTTAACCAGTGCGCTAGATCACCCATTACACCTTTACCACTTACCGTATGATGCCCTACTGTCTGGGTTTTTTTGTACTTCTTACTAAATGATCTATTGGCGGGGTAAACTAACTGAATTATAGACTTTAAGTCTAGCCTTTTCTTTACTTCCACTTTTTCCATGCTCTCTGCGCTATCTTTGGCAGAAGCCAACCCATTACCAAGCTTGTCAAGATTATCCATACGTTCCATTTTGCTTTTATTTGTTTAGTATTATTGTTATTCTCGTTCTTCGTTACCTTTGCGGCTGTCTTAGCGTTTTTAACGACACCATCTATACTATCTGACTTGATCGTCTCAACATGATCCAAAGAGTCCTGTATAGTCTTTCTAATGTGCTTAACCGAGTCTTTAAACCGTCTATTGTCAAAGCGGTACATCCACTTGGTTTTAATAATGGGCGTTGGACAAGGAACGATTAAATCCCTAAATACTATGCTATCCTTTCCGTCTGCACCTTGTATAGTGTCTCGAACGGTTACAATCTTGTCAACTTGTTCGAAAGTACCACCCCGTTTTACATACCTTTTCATTAGGGACGTAGTAGAGCATGACGTTAATAGCAATAGAATGATTAAATACTTCATAGTTTTTAGTTTTCTATTTTATCTTCTAGCCATATTGTTAACTTGTCCTCTGTAACTTCATTCAAATCTATCAAGTACTTTCCAACGTAGTCACCTAAAAGAGTGGTACAAACTTTCCTATGCTGTTCATCATTTGAATTTACATGACCGTTCCCAGCTTTAGTAGTGTTGTAACTTTTACCATTAGAGTCTATTGTAATTATACCGAACTCTATTTTATCAATAAATATGTTGATAGATAATTGATCGTTTTCAAAAAATGGATGCTTACTAATAGCTACCTGACTAGTAAGTGCGTATGAACTAGTCCGTATGTTAACGTTGAAATCTGTGCTTACTAATGACATAGCTCTACTCTTTAATGATCTTAACCTTACAACCGTACTTGTTCTCTAGTTCTGACATAGTAAGTTCTAGTACTTTAGGCTCTGCGATTTTAGCCCACTTTCCTCTAGCAAATAATTGAACGCTATCACCAGTTGATTCAAGCATCCATATTTGATCGTAGTCATATCCATTAGGTTGGTAATAATCACCCGCCAAAGCAGTTTTAAAATTACCCGTCAAACACTCAACCGTTACCCCTTCTTTAAACCCTCGCTTAGTCGCTTCTGCCTTTAAAGCTGTTTCTACTTCTTCGGTGGTGGCTAATGTATATTCGTTGATTCCGATAAGCCCGTTATGATCGGATTCTTTATCAAGCCAACTTCCATCGGTACAAAAACCATACAAAAAAGTTTTATCTCTATACATTAGATATTTAGGCTCTGAATCGTACCTATACCATCCTACCTCTAGTGTAGGTATTAAGCCGTGTGATTTCTTGAATTTGTCGAAGTCTTGTTCACTAAAATGATTCTTAAACACTAATTCCTTCCATTCGGCTAGAATACCGTTTACTTGTTCCGTTGTGTAATTGCTTTTCATATTGTTTAAGTTAAAAGTTTACAACGAAGATAGTAAAGTATTTTAATACGCGATATTATATGATACTTATTCGTAGTATTCTTTAGCCTTAAAGTACTTATCTAACGCTATCATAGCCTTTGTAGGGGGCATAAACTTCTTTGAAAATATGTATTTCCACATATAAAACCCATACCAACCAGCACGAACTAACAACCATCTACGCATAGAACGCCCCTTGCTAACTCCCTGCATTACCATAAGGTTGTAAAATATTCTATCTGCCATTGTTCCACCGTGTCCACTTATCCACATGTAATCGTGCGGTAAACAAGCTAAAGAAGGGTGCTTAGTGTCTTGTACTATTGTACAACCGTTGTAGTCATTAATTGGATTCCATTCGTTAGAAGCAAACATTTCTATAATTAAAGCTATCCATCTCTCTTCTAAGTTGCGCTCAGTCTTTAAACGCTTAATGTGTTTAATAGCCATATCGCGTAACTCTAAATGCTCCCAAAGTTCGTAGGGCTTCATTCTATTCTTTCTTCTTGCCATACTTGTTTTTTATAGTTACTATAATCCATTCCACACCCTTAAGTCCTGAGAACCCGATAAGGAACGCTAAGCCAAACTGAGCATTATCTCCTACGTTTAGATATTGGAATATAAAAGGGGCTACGTAGTTAGCTGTAGCAGCACCAGATATAATAACCGTGATCTTTTGTAGTACCGTTAGTTCTTTATTTATACTTACCGATAAGTAAGCACCAAATAAGCCCGCGATGATTAAACCCAAGTGAATACCAAAGTCTTCTAAATATTCTTTTACCTCGTCCATTTCTTTTTAAATATAATAGTGATTAGTGCGATTAGGATTGCCGCTGAAAGTTCATTTAGATCGTATTTTATAGGATCAAAGAATAGTTCGTCTGCTAGGTTGTTTAGGCTTATTAAAAAGAATACAAAAAAGGTTATAGACCACCAACCCTTTGATTTTAAGTAAATAAATAACCACATTAAACTAAAAGCCAATGCAATTAGATCGAAAAACAGATAGTTGGGCAAAACGGGAGTAAATAAATATGCCATAGTTACTGTGATAAATGATATTACCGCTAGAATTTCGGTTTTCACGATCTCTTTTTTGGTCTACCTCCAATAAAGTCTACGGAATATTTTACACCTTCACACTCTGTTATTAGTGTCCATTCCTTTTTGGGGTCTTTTATCCCTAGTATTGCAGGGTGAGCAGACAAGTCGATAGTCGGTTTATCGTATTCGCCTTTTTCTGTTCTGAATTTAATTATTGCCATTGTTTTTTTTATTGTAAAGTTACTAAATTAACATTTTATTATATTATTGTACTACTGCTACCTTGAATTTATGTGTTAATTGTAGAGCTTGCTATCTGTCTTCTTGTTGCCTTTTTCCAATCTAACTTTCTATTAACCTCAAAAGTATAACACTTATTTTCGTTTATTTCAACGGTCACACCATCTGTAAATGTTACCATAATAATAGGTGATTTCGGAACTACTTTAACGTAAGATATTATCTTTTGCTCATCATTACCATCGTTATTTTCAACCCACATTATCATGTCCTTCATTATGGTATTTAACACCATCTCACGTACTACGAAATCTGCTTTCATTATCTTAATTTGTTAGTGGTTCATATTTGCCGTGTCTCATTATGTCCATAATCGAAATAATAAAATTCGTCATATCTGGATCACCGTTTTGCATTGTGTAACCCTTTGACGCTAAACCCGCAAACTCATAGACCGTTCCGGGTGTGCTTTCTATGTAATCAATTACGCCCGTTTCTGAACCGTCATTTGTTCCCTTTATTGCTTGATCTCTAAACGCAAAATATAAGTTTTCTACCGTTAAAAAGAAATCCGTATAATCAACCCTGTTTAGATACGTTCCAACTTTTACATATAAATCAACCGCTATAGCTCTAGCCCTGCATGATTCAATGTCCAGTAAATGATGATCGCCCCAATTATCAACCATTATTATTCGAGCTTCCTCCGTAGTTGTGGCTTGTCCTGTTGTTATTAGGTGCGTGATTTTGTTGGTAGCGTCCTGAGATTCAGTGATTGCATCTTCTTTTATGTTTATCTGTATTGTGAAGTCCCTTTCATAATTAGATAAATTCTCCCAAGTTTTAGTATTTAGTATTGATTTTCTGTAATCCCTAAACTGGTTGTAGTCGTTTGATCCTGTTGAGTCAAAAGGTAGCGGCAAATTTAAAATAAACGCTATTCGCTCCAATACTGGTGTAGCTTTTGAGAAATCCCAACCCCAAGTATCTTGTAAATCTATAGAACTAGCATTAACTCCTAGATAATCTTCTACATTTAATGCTGGGTCGTATTCATTACAGAAATCACTGACGGCTGTTAATTCATCTATAGCTGTTCTGCATTCCTCTACGGCTGATAACTCAGACTCTATTTTGATAATTGCTACTATCATGTTAATTCTTGTATAAAGTACATTGTACACTCCCCTGGTTTTTGACTAGCATCGTATTCTATTTCTACATAGTCGCCAGCCGTTACGCTAACGCTTATAGTCTCCACCCCTCCATCGTTTGCATTCATTGAACTAAGTACTACCGTCTGTTCTACTGAGCCATTGACGTGGATTTTCATTTGTGTCGATGTGCTGCCGTCCTTGGTTTTATATGCTAATCTTATTAGTGTTCCATCTAACGCTATAGGTTGTCTAGTTTTTGGTTTTGTTGAATCATCAGCATCCGAACTTTTACCATTAGCAATAAGAAATTTTCCTAGACTGTCACTCTTTGACCCGAAAGGACAGCAAGCTACAACAGGTTTATACCCTACTAATGTAGTCCCAACCCTTTTAACTATTTCACCATCTGCAATAGCTCCAAAAAGTAATGAAGTCGGACCGCTTGTTTCTGTGATAGCTTTTACGCTTGGATTTGGGTATGTTCCATCTAAATCACCCCCCGCTGATCCGCTAGGTACGCCACCACCTAGAAAGTCATTAGCATCTACTTTTTTTAATGTACCTGAATCATTCACTACAAGCTCCATTCCACTAGCCGCTGCAATAGAAGCCTTATTGCTTATAGCTGTAGGGTCTAAGGTTAAAGCCGTGCTACCTGTAACCTCGCCTGTATGCGTTACAGCCCCTCCAGAATCAACTACGCCAATTTTACCCCTTAGATATTCTGTTAAATCAGAAGCACTACCAATAACTATAGGTGAACCGTTTTCTATTAACGCGTTGAAATCTAAAAAGTCAAACTCAACAGTGCTACCACCTAGTATAAGACTGTTTATTGTACCGTCTATACTTGAAGCCTTCCAGTAGAACCGATAAATACTAGAACTATCAACAGTAAACTTCACTGAGTCGCTAGGTTCGCTTATATACTCAACCGTTGAAGTATCATTAACTATAAAATAACCGCCCTGTATGACTATATCAAATGCCATTATTATTGTTTAAAGTTTGCATCAAAATGAGCTTGCGCCAATATAAATAACCCCGCTTCATCGTAATCCATTGTAGTAACAGAGACGTTTAATATTTCCTCAGAGAATTTTACAGGTGTATTAATGTATACGCGTAGATTTAGTAGTTTAGCGTTAGCCATTGTGTTGTTGAAAAACACATCAACCTCAACTATTACGGGGTCTACAACCTCTAATCCCCCGTTAATGTTTGGTATTATATAATTTGCCATTGTTTTTAAGTTAAAACTGTTCCTGTTACTGTAAATATTCGTGCGTAAATATGATGGTTTATTGCTGTTGTTTTACCTGATACATTTGCCCCGTACCCTGAGTTATTAATTACATCGTGTGCTTGTGCTGACGCTATCCCTCTAGTTGTAGAACTCCAAAATTTCCCCGTGTATGATAGGTTAAATGGAGCATAATCCATAGGTATGTTAGCTGTGTTTCCTTCAAACTTAAATATTCTAAACATCTCTACAATGTTCGGTAGATACCACCCCGTTGTAAATGTCCCTATTGAAAGCGCTGCCGCTGTATCTATGGCATCATTCCAGTTTAACGCCACTCTATCAATTCTATAATACCCTAAAACCGTTGTGCCTGTGTAATCCCTAGCTTCCCAATCAATTATTATGTCGTTTGCATAAGTCTGTAGTCCTAACTCATCTGTAAACCTGCTAGTATTACCAAATGGATTATTTGATGATAGCGTTAATATTGCCGCCCCTCTGCCTTCTTCTAAATCTCCATCATCACCCGTTCTATAGGACGTTGTTTGACCTGTTCTTAAAGGCATTGTACTTGTCGCGCTAGGCGTTGGAGTGGGTATCAATGGGCATACGTGGGGAGGGGCTTCGTCTTCTGCTGTTATTCTATTATTTTGAAAATGTGTTCTTCGTTTGCTTATCTTATCTCGGAACTTAACAACGCCTTTAATATTTCTCGATCCATCAAAGAACTCAGGTTCTAAACCTTCTTTTAAAACTACTGGTACGTCATCCGTTAAATACGAGTAACTATCAAAGTTGTAATCTGAAATCCACTGTCTATTGGCTTGTAATAAGTGCATTCTAAGGAACTCAACAACGCAGAAACCTGATAAATTTAGTCTCAACTCGTAACTAACAAAGTCCTCAATACTTACTTTTTCGTTTGTACCGTCGATATACTCCACCATGTCTATCTCGGTGTTGTCGTTAAAGTACCCGACCTTCGCGTTTAAGCGTACAGAATCTAATATACGACTACCAGTGAAGTCAAGCCCTAGAAAGTCGTTCATATCGTTGAACTCGGAAAGTATTCTAGCCGTTCCAACTACATTCGGATTTAAACATCCATCAATTAAGTAAGGTTCTAATGTGTATGTCTGCCAATTAAGAAACGGCTGTGGTAATCCTGCTATTTGTGAATTGGTGACTAGCTTAAAACAGCCATAGCCGTCTTGATCTGCCACGTCTCGCCATTCAATAGTAGTGTAAAATGCGTTAGGTTCATTATCAAAAGCAACAGTCACAGGTGAATAATTAGCCGTCACAAACACCCCGTCTACTTCTTTAAATAATGTAAAGCTAACCACATCACCCGTTCGCCATGCACTGTTAACGTCGTTCTGACGCCTAGCATCGTCTGTTAGAGACGCGAATACTCTATAAACATCTCTACAATTATCATAACCTCTACACTCTTCGATAATATTACCGTCGATTATATCTTTCTCAGGGTCTTGGAAAGGATGTCCCTGATCAGGAGTTAAGTCTAAATCTTCTTTATCTACGCTGTATTCTGTTGGCATTATACGTCCGCATTAAAATCTATTACTATTGTGTACTTCTTTACGTCTATTAGCTTGGTATCTATTAAACATACTAGCGTTGCCACATTAGATAGCACCGTTATTTTTAATCTTGTATCTCCTGCTATTGGTTGTAAAGGATTTCCGCTAATCAACGGGTCTATGTCTGTTGCTATTTGACCTAGTGTTACCCCGTCTTTATCTCTAACACTTATTGAAGCGTACTCGTTTCCTGTAAATGGATTTAAACCAGTTGCAACCGCTGTAATGGTGTTAGTTTGATTTGCTAAAGGGCGTGTAACTACTTGAGAATCTTCATCTACATAAGTCTTTACTACTGCACCCGTCCAAGCCCCGTAGTTCGTTACGGTAAAGTCTTTACTATTGGTATACGTGCCGTCTTCATGCTCTAAAACAAATTCAAACGAAAGCCCCCAATCAGGATCGTTACTAATGTTGTACCAATTATTGTTCTTTTCACCCTCGAAGTAATTACTAATCTCTGGTACTTCAATCCAATCTTGATAACCAACTTGGAAAGAATAGTTAAGCTGAACCCCGAAGTCCGTCCCAGTATCTAGGAAAGGATTCAATTCAAATGTTACATCATTAAATTCACTTGCTGCTGGTAGTTTTCTACCCTTAGTTTGCTCGTAGTCAATAAGTAATATCTTACTAGGTCGTTCTGCTGATAGTTGTGATATGTCGTAAACATACTCTTCTGACTTGTATATAAATCGTTCACCTGTGCTTATACGTGTAGCGACTATTTGCCCTGTCATTGACAACCAAGGGTTAACAAAGTTTGTATTCTTTGGTAGTGTAAATGTTACGTTCATCCTGTTGTCGGACTCAATTAGTAGCGCGGGTGTACCTGTAAGCACAACACCATCAGAACCGATCATGTTAAAGTCAGCAACACCGCCCCAAGTCCCTAAAGGAATTTTATTCTTTACCGCGTTATTTGAGTCACATAGTACGTTTACCGTATTAGCATCCCTGTAAGCCTTCGTTGTGTCATCTATTACAATTAGTAACTTATAGTCCTTATCTGTCTCTCCACGGTCGCCTAGTAGCGTTATCATAGCCGCGTTAGGTGTAATTAACCCCACTACATCTACGTCTGTACCGTTGTCGGTTACTGTGAACCCGCTAATGTCGAATGCTGCACCGTCTGCGTTCGTATCTCCCGCTACTGCTGTAGGTACACCGTCAGCAATTAACACATCATTCATACATAAAGACAAATTGCGCTCCAAGTTTAACGCCTTATTCTTATATTCTGATTCGTCTTGTGGGATTCTAAATAGCTTAACACCGTATTTTTCAGCAGCCGTAAATGTCCCCGTAATGTTTATAGCAAAGTTACTAGGTTGTGAGTAGTCCATTGCCTCCATAACGTTAGCCGCTCCATCTGTCCAAACCAAAGTATTAAATACATACTCAGCAGCCCCACCGTTTAACGCTTCATCTTCATACCCCGTGTCTCCAATATTCTTCGTGTCGAAATCAACAAATACATTATCATTCCCTCGTTGTGCCGTTACTCGTATACGCGCATAATCTCCTATACAGTCATCGGCTTTATATAGCTCTTCGTCGAATAATAGCGGGTTTTTATAGTTGATTAGTAGCGTATAGCGTTGGTTTCCTGCTCCACTATCTGCAATTCTATCAATGTTAGATGTAATTTCTGAGCCTCCTGATTTCTTACCTAGTTGGATAAAGTTATCTATACCACCGCCAATAGTTAAAGCGTTTGCAAGTACTACGCTAAACCTTTGTGTTTCACCGTCAATAAGACTAAATCTAGAACCTACAGAAATCGAATTCTGTACTAGGTTAAAGTCCACCTCGAATAGTTCGGGAGCGTCCGTTACTTGGAAGAACCCAACTAATTTTGGACCATCCTGAGAATTACCGCCATTTATTAGGGTCATTTCTGCACCGTCTACGTAATCAATTGTAGTACTTATTACGTTGCCTTGTAACCTTAATCTGAAATCAATATTAGCACCTTTAAAAGCTCCTATTTTATCAAACCATGTACCCTTGGTTAATATAAACTTAGCACCCTGCTTAAGAACAGAAACGGAATTAGATAGGTCTATCTTAGCATCGTATTCTACATCATACTGTACAATAGATTTATCCATGTAGTTTCCTTGCATAGATTTACCAGTACGCCCCTCTAAGTCTGTATATACCTTATTTATTACCCTTAGTCCCATACTTCGCGTTAAACTTATTCAATAAATATTCAGATTGTATTCTTACTTCTTCTGAACTATGAACCATTTTTGTCTCGTTTTGTAATGCTCTGTAGTTATCATCAACCATGCCATTTAACTTTTGAGTGAGATTATTTACGTCTGCTCTCATTTCAGTATTAACAGAGTCGGGCAACCCTTCAATTGAGCTGTCGAATAACATTAACAACTCATCTATAAGTTTATTTTGGTTAGTCAATCCCATATTATGCTAATTTAGTTGTTTTCGTGTTAAATGCGCTAGAATCTGGTAACAATATTTCCACTTTCGCTTTCCATTTCCTATCAAACCATTCAATATTTTCTAATTCTACCACTTGACCCTCGTATATCACAAAGTTATTCATTTGAAGTGAAATGAAATTTTCATCCGTAAACGGTACGATCATAGTTTTCTCAGCGAAATTATTATTAATAACCTCTAACCCTGTTTTGAATGTGGTGTATATAGTGTCCATTGATAGTGCTAGTTTGTATACTAACGGCTGTTTGCCAATGTTTGACGCGCTAACATCTAACCATAATTTTTTCGTGCTACTAAAATACTGTTGTGAAATCATCATAACACCTAGTCTAGCCTCTATAGGATCATCAGACGAACCTATAGCCGTTCCAAATAAGCCAAATATGTTCTGCGCTAATTTCTCTACCCTTGTGAGTCCATTTTTACGTGCTGCTAACGCAAATGGCGCAGCGTTCTCTTTTAACCCTACCAATCGTACCAAATCAGGATTAAACGTCACTATAGGCTCTGTAATATGTTCGGACTTCATCCCATCGTAAGTATCGGGGGAGTGTATATCCGTATAATCTATTTCCCAATGGTCATACGTGCGCCCCCAAGCCGTCTTATCACTTAGTTTATAGAAGTCTTCGTGGTTTTGTTGATCTGTTAATGTTGGTTTCAATATTATACTAGCCGTCCCAACGAAGTACGCGCGCCTTTCAATCTTTACTATTCCATTGTATACAAATACTCTCGCATCGTATGTGTCAGTTATGAATTTAATCAGCCCACCTAATGTAGATACTCTATCCTGTGCTGTTGGATAACCCTTATTAAAGAATTGCGTTTGTTCATTCTGGAAGAAGTCAAAGATACTACGACTTGCAACAGCTTGAGGTACGCCCATAGTACATAGTTTTCTTAGTTCTATATTCAATAAGTCACTTTCTAAAGTATACCCTAAGTATTGGCAACCTTGCCGTATTAAATCAAGATCACGAACCGCTTTAAATTCTCTAAGTTTAGGAAAGTATAACTCTTTTATTTCGCTTAATGTTTGGATCAAGTTTATGATTACCGCAGCTAACATAATTAGAAGCGCTAACAGTTGAGCAATTGCGGCAAGTATTCCATAACCAAGATCAAGAAATTGAGCAATTCCAGCAGCTATCTTGTAAGCTACATCTAGTATTTGGTATAATAAATTTAGTGCTTGAAAAATTAGTATAGCTCTCTGTTGTCGCAAGTCATCGGGAACAATGATATACGGCACTTTGATACGCATAGAATTAGGTAGAAACCCCTTAAATGCTAATAGTTCAAATGTTAACACGTTGGAGTCTGTAAAGAAATGCCCATGTGATTTCCGTACACCTATACCTATATCAGCACTTTTCAACCCTATATTTACATCCTTTAAGTCAAGGTAGCTGTTTATTATAGTTCCGCTATCCGTAGTTATTGTAGCTGGTGGATTCTCAAACCGTCCTACTGTAGTATACAAATGTTCTATAAGGGCATCGTAAGCCTCTCGTACTATCTCCAATGAGTCCACATTCAGCTTAATACCACTTTCAGGTGTACGAAAGTTTTTAACTAACGCCAACTCCCTATGGTCTTTAGGGTTAATATCTATGTCTCCTAAGAATCCTTTAATCTTCATTTGTACGTCCAGTTACGTGTTACTTTTCCATCCTTAAGTTCTTTCTCTACAACAGCGTTAAGCAATCCGCGCTTAAATACAGGATGCAATGACGCGGGTTTATTGTTTTTTATCGCTGTCTCAAGATTTCTAATCTCCTTAATAAGTTCGGTATTGTCACCACCAGAACGACCTGCTCTATCATCTATGTGATTAGCCATTGGTACACCTACTAACTGTTGATTCATTATAGCACTGTTTACAATGTCGTTAGTGCTAGTCAATCCCGCTGCTGCTAACCTGTCCATCTTATCACCCGTTAGTATGGCTTCATCTCCATCTACTCGTACCACGTGACCGTCACGCCCTGACATCTGCGCCTTATGTTCATCTTTTAAACGTCCCTTTGTACCCTTAAAGAATCCCGCAATACCACTAAATAAGCTCTTAAACCCTGCGACCACGCCTATAGCTTTACCACCAGCAACCAATGGATTATCACCTTGATTAAGGAAAGTATTTAACGTCTGCCATAGTGCTTTAAGTTCTTCTATGCGCTCTTGTCGTTTCGCTTCTTTGATCTTCTCTCGTTGCTTCTCTTCTGTTATGTCAGATTGAGCCGCTAATGATTCACTAGCTATCGCGTTCCCGTTAGCAGCCGATTCGCGTAAACGATCTTCTAAGGTCTGCGAGTTGCTTATCTCTTCATCAAGTAGTTCCTGTTTCTTTTTAGACTTCTCGATTTCCTTATCTAACGCTTTTTGTGCGAACTCATCAAGTTTATCAAATGCCTTTTTACGAAGTTCTAGTAGTTCATCTAAATGCTTCTTTTCAGATTCAATAGTTTCGTCTTGTACTTTACCAACCAAACCTAAACGAGCTTGTGAAATCTGTAAATCAATATCTATAACGTCACGCCCGTAAAGCTCTAGTATTTTTTTCTGTTCTAGTAACGCTTCTAATTCTGCTATTGTTCTTTGTTCAGCTGCCTCTTTTGCTGTTAGGTTTCTAAGTCGTTCCTGATCGTTGATGAAGGTTAAACGCTCATTTAACAGACTTTGTATTACTTCGTTCTCCTGTTCTATTTCTTCGCTTTCAATATCTTCTAAAGTTTGTCCTTCGTCTAGTACACCTTGAACGTCTTTTATTAGTTTTAGTTGCTTCTCTCGCTCTATATTTCCTTTTCCAATTGCTCTAGAAAATTTCTCGAATGTTTTAGTACTTACTTCTGCTTGAAACTGCTCGTTCTTTAACTCCCCTCTAAAATCTCGTAGGCTTTTAAGTGACTCTTTTGATAGTCTAATTGTAGCCTTTTCTTCTGCTATTAATAATCTGTTCTTAAATTTACCTTCCGCTTCAAATTGACGAATACCACTTTGTGAAATTGTTATTCTTCTCTTTTCCTGTTCTATTAGACTCGCTACTTTTGCTTCTAAATCAACAAATGAATCTATAACTTTACCGCTAATTGGGTCGTACTCTTGAAAACCTACTAAATCCTTACTCGCCTTGTCTAGTTTTATGAACGCCTCAAATTGCTTTGCCGCTTGCTCCTCGTTTATCTCTCCACTGGCTATAGCCAACTCTAAACGCTTTTTTTCAGCTTCTATTAAATCATTTAATACCTTAATATTCTTATCTGTATTCTTTTGGAAGCCCTCTTGTCTAGCTTGAAACGATGCTAATTCACGTTCCGCAACATCCGCGCCTGTAGCCACATCTATTAATGCATTAGCAAACTCAATAGCTAAACCAATAGCAACAGCCCATCCTATACCTTTAAGATTTTTACCGAACCCCTTACTTTCCTTTGATCCGTTCTTTAGGTTTTTAGTTACCGTCTTTAATTTAAAAGACATTTTTCCAGCACCATCACTAAACAACTTCTGAGCTATATTCATAGCAAATAAGCGCGTTTTGTAAATTACAAACACAGATACTAACCTACCTATAGTTCCTAGAATAAATTCTAAATTGTCAGTTAGCGACTTAATGAACCCTTTTAGCTTTTCCGTAGCGTCTGTAGCGTCAGCAGCACCTAGAATATATTCCTCCATTTTAGAAGTGAATAACGCCCACTGTCCAGCAACAGAGTCTAGTCTATCTTTAGCCATTTTCTCTAGCTCATCGTTAACGTCTGTTATACCGTCCTTAGTTTTAGACAGTGTGTCTGCCCCATTTAAGAATGTATTAAAGGCTGCAACGCTTCTTTTATCTGTAAGTTCTAAGCTTTTAGCAAGGTCTATTCCTTTAGCGTCTAACTCTTGTAGCGCACCTGCTAAATCGTCTGCACTCTTAATCGGTCTACCTAGCTCTTTTGCTAATTCTCCATTAGCGTCTGCTAGGTTTAGTAATATATTTCTAGTTGCCGTAGCTGAACTAGAAGCGTCAAAACCACTATCTGCAAGCTGTGATAGTAAAGCTGTTGTGTCCTCTATAGAGAACCCCATAGCACTCGCCACTGGTGCAACTGTGCTTAGTGCTGTTTCTAAGAATCCGAAATCTAATGCACTTTTCGTAGTCGCAACCCCCAAAGTACTTACTACCCTATCTATTTCACTAGCATCTAATCCAAACGCCCTCAGTGCTGACCCTGCTACTTTCGCTGCCCTTGGTATTTCTACACCCGTTGCTGCTGCAAAGTTACTTATACCCCCCGTTGAATTGAGTATCTCGTTTGTTTCGAAGCCCAATTTCGCCAACTCAAGCTGAAGCCCAGTTATTTCTGTTGCTGTAAATTGAGTAGTGCCGCCTAGTTTACGGGCTTGGTCTTCAAACTTTTTAAGGTCTTCTGTGCTACGTTGCGATATAGCCGCTAAGTCTGTTTGTGCTTTATTAAAATCTACAATAACATTGCCAACCTTTCTAAACGCAGCTAGACCACCACCCATTAAACCTAAAGCGCCTAACAACCTGATAGCAGAACCTTTAACACCCTCTAAGGCTTTACCGTAACGCCCAACATCTCTACGCCCATCTCTAGCCGCATTATTAACACCTCTTAGCTTCTTTTCTAATCTATCGAAGTTCTTTTGCGCTCTAATAGTTCGCTTATCCGTTTCCCCGTATTGAGCCGACATTCTTTTAAGCCTAGCCGATGCACTGTTAACGTTCTTAGATAGTATCTTATATGCATTAGCACCGTCTAAAGTTGCTCTCTTAGCTTTTTGAGCCTGTTTAATTGCTATAGCTTCTTTTTTATTGAATCTATCAACCGCAACCTCACGCGCTTTCTGTACCCTTATTTCTTCTAATCGGGCTTTCTGTAGTGCTTTTGAATTCTTTAGCGTGGCCTTTTCTATCTTATCAGCCTTAAGTGTAGCCTTAGACATTTTATCCTTAGCCGCTATTAGCTGATTTATACCTTTTTGGCTGGTGATGTTAGCCTCTTTAGCTACCTTGTCTAGCAGGATAACAGTTTCATTAAGCTCTTTGTTCGCTATATCTAAAACAGTAGTTAATTCTTTCGCACTCTTAATTGTGGGTGCAAATAATGCGTCTTCCTGTACGTCTGACTGTTTTACCTTTCCTTCACCCATTCCTTATAGTCTTTAATCATTTCGAAATATCTATCTACCATTACTTCTTCTTCCTTCAAGTACACGCCCTGCATCTTACTGAGCTTGTTTAACATCTTAGGAATTGTAACCTTATCAGTGTTTCCCTGCTTCTCAAAGTCTTGTATCAATGCTTCGAGGTACTTTATCTTATTCAATATGAACCTATCCCTTAGTGTAGTTCCGTATCTATCTATCTTCTCACTTAGTATGAACTTCGCTTGCTCTGCTATTAACTGCTGTATGTTGCCTAGATACCCCTTAAAGCTTTCGTCTAAGCCTACTTTGTCTACAAAATCAGTAAATAGTATATCCCACGCCTCAAAGTCTGTCTTATCCGTTAGTTTCTTATTGTCTGTTTTCCGTAATGCTATGTCACCTTTATCAAAACGCTTACGCCAAACTGACATTGGACAATCCGAAATTTCCAAGTAATATTCTTTTGGCGTAACTAATCGCATTTCTTTTGTAAGCATCTCTTATCTTATTTAGGCTTGTTTCGTTCCACTTAATAATATCATTGTCGTACCACTCCTGATCCTGTATTTCTGTAACGTCTGCAATTGGCTCTAATGAATCTCGTAATACAATTATCATCATTGACCTATACAAGTCACCCGTATCATTCAGCGTATAGTGAGTGTTAAACGCTTTCTTTGGATTAATTAATGATGTCGTAAATGAATAGAATCCTATTACTTCATCGTTACCGTCAACCCCTTTGTTAAATAACTGATCGAACCGTATTAAGTCTAACATCTGATTAATAAGCCTAGGGTTATTACCAAACGTATCAAACCATAGTAGACTATCAGTAAGAAACTTTTCAGCCCTTACAGCCATTCTATACGGCTCTGTCTTGGTTAAATCAATCATAGTAAATAAAAGCCCCACCCGTATGAGTAGGGCTTTTAAGGTTTAGTCATTTGAATCGTCAACCTTCGTTTCCACCTTTCGCTTCTTCTTAGATTGTTTCTGCTTTGGGTTTAGTTCCGTATACAACTGTTGTATAAACTTGTCTGCTACCTGACCTTTAAACTGTTGCTGTAACTCTTCCAAAGTTCGACCCTCACACCATTTAGTAGGAAAGTCGATACCTCCTATCTTAGTATACATACTAAGCAGGTTCTACGTAAGAATAAACACCTTCGTAACCTGTCGATAAAACCAACTCTAAGCGCATTGTAGCACCTACAGTTTGTTGAGCATAAGTAACTACGTACTTAACGTCTGGAGTCTCTACCGCTAAAACTGGTGCTGCTGCAACAGTAACATCTATTCCATTCTCGTATAGAATAAAGTTAGCCGTTACTAAGCCGTCAACAGTTTGAGGCTCTAAAAGACCCTCACCATAATCAGTAGTAATAGCTACTTCAACCGTAGTAACTGACGCTGCCGCTACTGGTACTGTTACTTCTGCAAAGTTTGCATCTTGCAACCCTAACATAGCTTCGTAAGTAGTATTCAAGTCAGCCCAAGGAATTAAATATAAACGCCCAGGATTTGCCGTACCGTCCCAATCGTAAGCGATCATCTCCATCTGTGGTGCAGCAGGAGTACGCATTTTAAACGTTGGCGCGAAAGTGTTTATGTTAATTGGATACCACATATCATCCTCTCTCATTCCGTAGACACCCTCAACTGAGAAGCCCCACGTTCCGTTGTTCTTACACTTCATGTTTTGAAGTTTAGAATCGAATCCCGCTGGTACGTCATGCATCTCTGCTACAAAAGACTGAATCCCTTCACGTAGGAAAGTTTTAGAACCATCTGAGTTAGTCGCGTATTGCGTGTCCTCTTTTGGAAAGTCCATGTTTTTGTAATTTCTAAGTGGATACATTCGCTTTGATGTGTCCGTTGCTGTTAGTGAATCAATGAATTGAGTTCCTAACGGTGCTGATATATCGTAACCATTACGAGTACCGTCTGCTGCTACCATTTCCTGTAAGCCGTTCCCTATTGTAATTCCTAGGTTTGAAATACATTTTGGTAATCCTGTGTTGCCATTTCCATCATCACAGAAACAACCTATTGTTATTGCCATTTTATTATGTTTTTAATTATTAACATTTACATCCGTATAGTTTAATTATTGGTAAGGTCATACGAACATCTAACCCCGTTAAGTTTGCGCCTATTATGTTGCTTTCAAATCCCGATGCAGACTCAGTGCCGAACTTTGTTAAGTTCCTTACTGTTGCCGCTACGAATAAATCCGTTTGGAATATTGGATTAGCCTCTATAGCATTAACAAACTCTTCATACATATTATAGAGCGATTGTAGTTTGAAATCGTGCGTCTGTTTAGTAATCCAGTCAGTGACATTGTTAGAATCTAAAAACTCTAATCTTATATCGCTTTCTCTCTCTATTGACGCGCCACTGTAATCAAATCGTTCGGGCGTTGGCTCTACCATCCAGATGAAAGGAGTCTTTAAAAATTCATTGCTACTCGCTTTCTTCCATTCTGCATTCGTTGCCATTGGAGTACCTACAAAGAAATAAGGCTTTTGTAAAACCATGTTTCCTGTAAACCCCGTAGCATCTGCCAACGTGATAACATCCGTATCATAATTTACAGCCGTAACCGTAAAGTCTGTACCGTTACCATCTTGAACAACTTTATTAACAGCAGCCCATTTAACACCGCACGTAGTCACATCATTACTAGCTATCAATTTAACTGTAACATTGCGATCCATCTTATCTACGATCTCTTGCTCCACTATGTAAATTATATCTTTCAAAATAGCTGCAAGATTGTTTTATTTAATCCTAAGTAAGTAGGGTAAACTGTATTATTGTCTAGCAAATAGCATTGAATAGCTCGGTAACTGCTTACAGCTTCATCCCAACGGGCTTGTATATTAGATACAAAGACACTGACGTTCTCTGAGTTCTCGCCTTTGTTCTTTACTCCACCGTTAATGGATTGCTGCGTGTAGTTATCTCTATGGTAGTAAAAGTAGATAATCCCTGTTACGAGATCATCTACCCCTCTACTATTTAAGATTATACCGTTTTCAAGCTGAACAGTAAACGCATCTCTAAGCACCGTATACACAGGATCACTAGCGGCTATACCTATCACATACAAATCATATAACTCCTTACCGAATAATTCGATTAGTGTTATAGTCTCATAACGTGTAATATAGTCAGCTAACTTTGCCGTGTCAAACTCATTTTGAGTCGTCTCGAACTTATTAATAAATGATGCTACTGTTACTGCCATTGCTATACTTGTTTACCTGTTTTCTTAGAAGCACTCTTATACTTCGCTACTTTCAAGGTGACTAATCTAGATGCCAACATTCCGTCATACGATCCAGTATCACCCTTCTTTTTTCCTGCGTAGTCTTTCGTGAAAACAACCTCTTTACCATTCTTCATAATACTATGTTGCTAGGGTTACTAATGCCGCTGAGATAGATGTAACCTTACGGAAACCAGTCTTATCAACGTTACGAACTAACAATAGCATTCTCTTACGAATCTTCAAAGTCTCAGTATCTTCTATAAATTGAGCATCAACATGACCTCTTGTGATACTTACACCATTCTTTTCGTAGATTCTACCAAATCTTGAATCACCCATAATCATTGAATTTGCCACTACAGTATTATCAACTACAATAGTGATACCATCAACAACATTACCATCTCTATCAACAAATGGAGGCATGATATAGTTATTGTTAGCGTCTTTCTTCAACTTCATAAGGTTAACATCCGCAATATTCATCAATGCAAAGTCAGCCATGTATTTAGCATCCTGATCCGTCTCAATGTTTTCTTTAACCTTAACGATCAGATCATAAATTGAAGCATCAGTAATACCAGAAGCAACAGGAACAAATGCAGGAGAAGAAGTTACCAATCCTGTGAGGTTGTTACCAGCACCAGAACCATTAACCACTTGCGTATTCGCTACTAGGTCAACATTCAAACGTAAGAACATTGTAAGCTCTGCTGCAAACATTGCTTCATCTTCAAAGAATTCAGCAGTAACTGGAATCGAATCACCAATCTTTTTAAGATCAATTGTGAACTTTTCCCATTTAGCCGTTGACTGTGGGAATGTTCCTCCCTCTGCCATCATAGCTGCTGCACGAACTGTAGTTGCCGCATCCCAATCGTAGTAACGTACCGTACCATTGTCGTTCGACCCTGTGATAGTAATAGTAGGAAACAAATCAATCGCTCTTAAACGTCCTGTAGCCAATTGACCAATTCCGCTTAGATCAACCGCTTGATCGTTGTTGATTACAGAAGCACGTACCGTAATTGCTTTAAGCTCTACAGTTTCATTGTCTCCATTTGCAATTGCCTTAAGCGCATCTCGGTTCTTCGCAATTTCCTTAGCTAAATCACCTCCACTATTGGTTGGCGACCCCTCAGTCATAAGCTTTGTAAGTGCTACACCTTGCTCTTTTTGCGCTTTGGATGTTGCTTTCATAGCTAAAAAGATTTCTTTAATCTCTTCTGCTGTTTGCATAGCGTGATCTTCTTGTGCTTTTGCTAGTTGCTCTTTAGTCGTATTAACATCTTCAGCTAATGTTGCATAGGCTTTAGTGTTAATCTCGTTTAGATCGTTGTAGATCGTTGCGCGTTCATCAGGACTCATATCCTTGAACTGCTCCATTGTTTTATCTAGCGTCTCTAGATATGTTTTTAATGTTTTCATTTTGTGTTAAATAAATAATGTGAATACTTCATCTTTACCTTGAGTGCCTTGTGGCGGCTCGTTTTTATCAGTGCCTTGTGGCGGCTGAGTATCTTTAGTTGGATATGTAATTGGCGTTGATGAGTTTGATCCCCTAACTACCATACTACCCTCTTCTATTACCTTTGCTTCTGTTTGTAACCAGAAATAACCCTGTTCTTTTACCAATTCCTTATTCGCTATGGTATCAATATGCTTTCCGAACGTTGCGTTTTCTTCTTTCATGTCTGCATCATCTGACAATACAGCCAATGACATCTTAACATATTGCATCCTTACGCTGTTCTGAATAGGTATCTTATCTTCTATGATCGCTTTTGCTTGTGTTGGTGCGCTATCATGTACCTTTACCTTATACGTTAGGGCTTGTGTACTACCTTCAAATGATTCTCCGATGTCTTTCCATGCTACCATCTGTACAAATGGTGTAACGTCTTTCTGAAACCCTATGATACTACCTATTGAAAGGTCGTGGTTCTGTGCGTAAACAACATTTGCACCCGCTTCGTTTAGTGACTTATCCCAAATACCATCAGCATGGACATCGTTATGGGAGTCCATTATCTTAGTAGTGTTTATGATAGGATAGATAAAACCGTCCTCCATACCGTCTAAACCCTTGATAGCTTCACCACCTTTAGTAGCTACATGTGCTTTCCAAGGTGCGCTCTTAGTCTTATTCGCTTTCTTGTTAGATATAATCAAATCCTTATTCTCTTTTAAGTACTTGAACAACTCTAACTTAGTAGCAAATTCCTTGTCGGGAAATTCTATTGCTTTTATTACGCTCATTTCAAAACCTCTTTACGTTCCTTTTTCTTTATTTCTTCAAGTATCAATGATTTAGTAGGACAATCTTTCATGCGTTCTACCTTCTCTTTGATCTTCTGTATGTCGTTACGCTTGTCCTTCATTACTATCAGTTTTTTTACCTAGTAGTTTAGCCCCAGCAGTAAGCGCCCCCAACTCTATAAGGTTACGTGCCTCTTCTTCTGTCATAACCTCAAGTACTCGCTCTTGCGCCCTTGGGTCTAAGTTGCTAAGTGCTTGTGCTACATCATTAGTACTTAACTTAATCTCATCAATAGAGTTTAGATTTACTACTATGGTTTCGTCTATATTAAGTAACTCACTTAACCATTCGCTAATTTCCTTATCTACCTTCTTTCCTAATGGGATATACACCTCATTGTAAGCACTTGTTTTAGCCTCTGAGATGTTGTTATACGTGCTATTGTCGTTGTCATTGAATAGAACGGAACTAATGCCGTATACGCTGCATAGTATTCTAAGCGATGATACAAGCCCCTCCAGTAGTTTTAAGTCTGTTGGACTCATTCCTAGCTGTACGAACTTTAGATTTGCCGTTGATATGTTAACACCGTTAAAGTTATCCGCACCCCCTATCTGACCATCAAGTAAAGCCTGTTGCTTGTCGCGCTCAGTACCTGTCATTGGTATGTCTGATCCGTTACTTAACAACCCTATTGCACCTCTGTTTTTAAATATAGCCGCTTCTGCTCTAAACTTCTCGTTGGATGCCTCTACTACTACCCATGCAGCCTGTAAAGGACTTAACCCCCATTTAACGCTTGTTCCCTCACAGCTTACTATGTTGCTAGTCTTTATGTGTCTAACGTTCTTTAGTTCGTCACCTTGAATCTTTGTTATTGAGTTCCACGGTGTAGTGTACTCGTATCGTACAACCTCTCCTATTGTATTACAGAATAATTCTACACGGTTAGCATGCCATACATCAAGCTCACCACCTGCACCAATGCCTTTAACGAAATATGCAAACGCGTTACCAGTAGCTAATAGGCTTTCGTTGATCTTTTGCCGCTTCTCTTCGGTGTATAGTTCTAGTATCTTAGAGTTAACTATCTCTTTCTCGCCCTTAGTATGTACTATACGATCCATAGATGCGCTTGTTTTTGCGATCTTGTTAATGATGTTGAATACGTATGGATTGCTTGAGTATGCGTCTATGAATTTAGTCAGTGAATAACCCGTTACATTGTAGTTAAAGTAGTCACCGAAAATTTGCAGTAGCCCTGAATCATGAGAAGTTAGGCGTATTGAATGCTTTGAAACGTAACGCCCAACAGCACCATCAATAACCTTAGTGAAAATATTAGCCATTTACTCACTCGTTTAAGTCGTAAATATAGTGATTATATTCTAATCAATGAAATGGTTAGATTTTAATCAATACCGAGTACACGCATAAAGCATTGCATCCATCAAGTGATCGTCTTTATCTACTACATGCGTTTTGTGTTCTCCTTTGCTGTTGATTATCTCAATATGGTGGTAGTGCATTAACTCATCTTTTAGGTCTTCTGAGTCCTTATGGATATGCATGTTCTTACTTTGCATCTTACGTATACCTCGCATCTTATTCATACCACTGCCCCCGTAGGTCTTATCACATGGCATTGTATAGATACCTTGTTCGGCTAGTTCTGCCATATCTTTACCCCCTGCAATATCCGCTACTATGTAATGATCTTCTGAATACTGATCTAGTACCGCGCGTATCATTGGTACATAGTGCTTGTTTAGTAGTCCTGTCTTGTAGATGTGTTGTTTAATATAGATGTCGTTACCCTTAATCACACACTCAACGAATGAAAGCGGATCAGGATTAAACCCGAAATCTAAGCCAAATATACGAAGGTCGTACTCAGCAGGGAACGTGTCAAACTCTTTCCAATCAGTATAAACTAAACCGTCTTCGCTTTCTTTCCATCCACCTAGTACAGTATATTTGTAGTATGACCATGCTATTTTATCCTGCTTGCTGCATTGCTTTCTGTCTTCATTTGTGAACTCTTCTAGCCTTTCATAAATAACCCTAGCCGCCTCGAACTTTACCCAGTTCTTACGTGCTACGTACTTCTCCCCTAGGTCTAAATAGGTTGTATGTATGTATAATGTTGCCGTACCGTCTGCATGTACTACCACTCCATTATGTCCACCTTCTACACCTTTCTCCCTCCATAGCTTTTGGTAAGCCCAAAACTTCTTACTCTTAGGGTTCATTATGTTTACCGTAAATGGCTGTACATCTTTAGACCTTATGGATAGCTCTATTGTTGCCCAATCTTCATAGCTTGGATACTCCTCTAATTCCTCACATGTAAATGCCGAGTAGTTCTCTAATGATTTTAGATTTGCTGTCTGATCACCGCTGCTAGTCTTTATACCTGAGAAGTCTACGTACCCACCGCTTGATTTACATATTACAGATGTCTTAGTAGCATATAGGAATCCTTGATAGCCTAAGTCTTTTGTTCTATTTGTGAATGCTGGTATAATTGACTTCTCAGCACTCTTTAATGTGTAGCGTGTATAGAGTTCTCGATAGCCATAATTAACTACCCTATCATTTGACGCTACTGTTGCTGTGAATGTCTTGGATGATTCTCGACCCCCTGTTATATTTACTACTGTTACCTTTGCTAAGTCCTCCCAGTATTGTCTATTCTTTAGATTGGGGTCTTTTAGTTTATCCCACGCTTTAGGTAGATCGAATAACGGCTTAAACTTTCTGCATATCTTCATTAGTCATCGCTTGCGGAATCGCTGAAATCTATCTGAGGTGCTTTAATCTCCGAAGTGTCTACTTGTGTTCTATCCTCGTAACCATGTTTATTCTTTAATAAGAAGATAGCCATAGCCGCGCTTTTTGCTGTTGCTGTTAGGGTGTCGTTGACTATCCTACCCTCTAATTGTCTCTCTACTCGCTTTATAGCTTTCAAAACGGGCGCATTTTCTTTGAACTTATTTGTTAGGTAAGCCCATAGACTAGCAGCGTTGTTACCGTCCACTAATGCCCCTGCTAAGGTGTAGTTTTGCTTATTGTCTTCATTGAATTGATATACGCTTTCAATGAACTCTAATGCGTTTTCTTCGTACCACTTCTCTGCGGCTGTATTACCTTCTTTGAATGAATGTTGGTTCTTATGCTTACTAGTTTCGCTCATCGTACTTGGTTAAATACTGTATGTATAATTGCTAGTCTTTCGTGAAAAGTGTGCTATTTCTTTTAGATACTGTTCTGTTTTGTCTTTGCTCATGGTGCAATATACGAATTAAGAATTTGATTGGGTTTTATGGTAAATATCTTATTATCGTTGATCCTAGCATTATTACGCCCGCAAAACTCGCTAACCCAAGAAAAGTAAGAGCCGTTAACGACATCCAAAGGTTATAGTCTGATTGTTCAACGTAGTTATCATATCTTTCCCCAATTCCTTCTGTGTGCTTAACATTCTCTGGTATAGAGACAAACTTAAGGTATCTTCTGTATTGGAGAATCACAAATACTGCTATCATTATTCCTATTGTTATCATCTTACATGTTGTTTAAGTGTTCTTTTACTTCCTCCCAATCGTCTTTAAATGAATGGTTCATCTCAAATGCAATCTCATGTCTTTCTACCTCTTTTATTATCTCATCTACGCATAGTATAGCCGACTTCTTAGACTCTACTTCTCTAAAGTCACTGGTGAATAGTAAGTCGTAAAACTTATTGTATAGTTCTTCTGCTGCCTTCTTAGTGTCCATTAGTCTTGGTTTTAGTTTTAAAAAAGGGGGCGTTTCCATTCCCCCGTCACGGTTTGGGCATTCACTCAGCATCTAAGTCTGATACACCTATAAATAGGCTGAACCTCACCCAGTATCATCTCTCTTGGTTATTGTATAATTCACTTAGTTACTGTTGTTTAGTGTTTATGTGTTATCGTTTAGCCTTAATTAGATAATCATCCAACCAGTCCTTATAGATTTGTTTTATCTTTGGGTCGGTTGTCTCCCTCATCTTTTTTAGGGTCTTGAAGTACTCGTCTAGTTCTGTTAAGTTGTGCATGGTTAAAGTGTTAAAGGGGACTTTCACCCCCTGTTGGTTTAGTTGTTTAAATTAGCTATGTAACTATCAATCCAAGTTTTTAAATCGTCTGTAATATTGTAAATAGATACTGACTTATCGCTAACCGTGTGACCGCTCATTGATTTACGACCCCATTGTGTCGCGAATTCGTTAGCTTGTTCGTTAGTGTTAAATTTGATAGTTGCTTTCATCTTGTTTAAGTTTCTTTGTGGCTTCGTTGCCTACACAACAAATATACGGTACTTATCCCGCCTTAATAGTGCTAATGTGATGAACGGTAATATAAAATGATAAGTGGTAAATGGGTGTTATGAACGGTTATCAAAGAACTATTTAATTAAATAAGGGCTATACATCCTTCTAAGTGGAATAGAGATGCAGTCGTTAACCTACATTCTTATCTGTACTCATCTATCCTACAATAAACATAGTACTCTTAGTAGTACTGACAGTTGCTGATAGCATCACAATCAAACGTATCTAATTGCCGCCCCTCCACTTTAGGCTGTCGTTTATCTTCGGTGTATAGCCCTATATCCTATTTAGTTTTTACGGTTTTTCCATTTCTTACGTAGCCAAAAGAACAATGCAGCCATAAACAATAGTGTTAATAGTCCTATTGCCCCATATAACAACCACCAAAGCCCTTGAATAGCATAAAGCACTACTAACACCACAATAAATATAAACATCATTATATCGTTCGCTAGTAGATTAGCCGTCATACTCCATTCGGTATGGCTTTCTATTGGTATCCACCAAAACGGGGCGCGAGCTATTCTTAACGTATAGTAAATAATAGGTAATGTTACGTAGGCTATCCAATCTGCTGCCCATCTTAAAAAGTTCTTCATGTTTCTTTGTTTTTACTAAGTTAGTTAAATCTATCCGTATTAATTTCAATCTCTGTTTAGTTGTGTTTTACGTTGGTGACATCTAATGCACATCCCGTCTTTATGAAACTGAGTGCCTTTGACGAACTTGTTTTTGCACTCTAAATAACAGTTTTTAGACTGTGCGACTATCCTTTCCATTTCTTCGGGATCAGTAGTTAATAGAACGCTTTCAATGTCATGGTGTATGCTATCGCTCCCGTTGTTTGTCGTTCGTCGGTCTCCTTTGACCTCTACGTACTGCAAAGATTTTGTTGGGTACTTGTCGCAGCCCCTCGCTGTAATCTCGTGTAGCTCTTTCATAGTGCTTTTTTTAGTCGGTCGTAACCGAACGATTAATTAAACTTATCGTATTCGATTATTACAAATGTCGGTAATGCAATCATCGCAAATTACCTTTACGTCATGAACATCATTACAGGCTTCACAATGTTGTTTATTTGACAGAGCCAACAATTCATCTATCGATTCTGTTAAGTCCATTGTGCCAGCAACCGCTTTGATTACAATCTCTCGTATCTCTTCTCTTTTCATAGTATCAAGTATTTGAAGGTTTAATATTTTCAAGTTGTTCTAGTGTTGGGGCATCACACCCCCAAGCAGATTTGTTGTTCTTAGTTACTCGGAACTTAACCTTGCCGTTTCTGTGTCTTCTCGCTTGTAGTAAATACCTGTATTCGTGTACTGCTCCAACTGATATATCAGTCCATTTACTCCATCTTTTTTTAAATAATTTCATATTGTTAAGTATTTGAACGTTTGTTTAAGCGGTCCTTAATAGCTTCAAAGGCTTTCTTTGTTGCTTCGGTTGCTGATTCATCAGAAATACAACAACCTCTTATTGCATTGTAAATATCAGTCTGAATGTTTACGTCTTCGCAAAAACAACCATGTAATAACGTATTGCATCCACAACCTTTACAGATACATTTTGTTGGGTCTATCCCTAAATGCTTATCAATCTCTCTTGGTAACTTTTTCCAGCTCATAATAACTAACGTTTAATTATTCCAACGTCTTTGACGTGAATCAACATATTGACTATCTACGATTGTTTTTTTTGCTTCGGTAAGTCCGTCAATGTATTTGCATTTATATGCTGAATCTTCTGGACGCTTACATTTGCTTTCAGCTTCTTCTTTAGTAAACATTTCAGCTTGGTTAATGTCACAAGTGTACGAACCACCTTTTCGCCACCAGATTAATGCGTTTCCTAAGTACCCTTCATTTCTAATGTAATAATATTCCATATTGTTATTTTTACTCGCCCGTAACCGAACGTTTAATAGAACCTAACTGGCTCTAATCCATTTTTTGTTTTTGATGATCTACCCTCTCCAAGAAGTCCAATGTATGATTCTTGGCATCCATCCGAACAAAGTCTATGCTGCTTCGTTTTTCCTCCGTAATTAGTCCAAACTCTAAAGAATAAATCATTTTGATATTCTACCTTACAATATGGGCAAGGAACGAACTCAATAAGATTGTGAACTTTTCGCTCAATTTCAATGTGAGTGTTTAAGTATGAGATATTAACCTCGTTTCCTAGTCTCAATTTATCCTTTTGGTTCGCTGATCCTGAAAGTAGTTTTCCTGTCAGCTTTTTACTGATTTCAATAGCCTCCTGTTCAGGAGTAAGATCAGATGGAATAACTATTTTTATGCTCTTATTTTTCATAGTCTAAGTTTTACGAACGTATTTAATCGCTATTACTTTAAAGGTGTAACGGCTAAACCTTTGCTTTAACCTATCCCGTACACCGTTTAATTATACGGGTTAAGTGTGTACTCTATTTGTGTACGCTAATACTTAGGATATTCAAATCCTCGATCAGTTTCTATCTTGTAGTCTGGTTGTGTAGGCTCTTTATGGTTATTAGACGCTAACTCAATTAGTGAATAGAATAATAACCAAAATAGTCCTATAAATATCAATCCTATAACCACCTTACCAAGTAACTCAGACCATTGCTTTTTAGATAATGACATAGTTAATCGTTTGGGTTTAGTAGTTTAAAGAAGTCCTTACCTAGTGATTGTGTAGTTCCTAGGGCTTTGTTGATTGCTTGTTGTACTATTTGTCCAAGTTCCATATTATCAATTGCTTCGTCAGAATTGGCTACCCAGTTAAGCGCCTCAAGTAGATCGGGGGCTGCTGCGATTAGTTGTGCGTTGGCTTGTACTTCCTCACGGGTTTCTACCTGTGCAATACCAACTCCCCAAACATCTATAAATAATCCTCTGTCGGGTGCTTTTATTGAAAATCTTTCGTCGTTGGATATTTCTATCGTCCAAGGTGCTCGTGTTCCTTTAAATTTCATATCGTTTGTTTTAAGTTACTTCGTTAATACCCTACAAATATAGTAATGTATTTTAATACGCAAGCATCTTTTGTGGTATTTATTTCAATTCGTTCATTTTCTTTTTGTAATACTCCCTGATCTCTATCAATTCAGGCTTACTCCATTTGTGGTGTCCCTTCTTACTCTCGGCTGCTATATGCTCTATTTCTTGCTTTTGTTTTAGTGTGATCCGTTCGGTTATTCTATCACTGTACATTTGAACGTTACCATCTTTCATCAGATTACAGCCTTGGCACTGGTTATGTACGTTGTTTTCGTGAAACCTAAGTACTGAATACGTTTCTGCTTTCTTCCAGTGTCCCGCTTGGTGTCCTTCGTGCCACGGTTCGCCACAACTTACACATGGTTTACCTTTGTCCCGTTCCTTTATGTAGTTATGGCATACGTAGCGTACATTGATTAGTAGGTTAGAGATTTTACCCTCGCTTTTCCTTTCGTCTTTGTATGTCTGTAGGTCTCTACGTGGTTTTGTAGCCTTTAACGTGTGACTAATTACCATATCTTTACCCTCCTTAGAATTTAGCAGCCAATCACGGTAACATTTATTACATAAACCGAACTTACGTAGCTTTACTGATACTTCATTACCACAACCGTAGCCTAGTGCTTTGGACGTTCCCTTGCAGGGCTTAAAAAGCTTCATAACATCTTACTTGTTTTTAGTTACCCATTCAATGTATAGTAATATGTGATCCCACTTGTGAAGCATTAACCCCTTTTCGTCGTTAAACCATCTACCAATATCATGGGCTGTAAACTTCACTTTTAAAAGCTCTCGTATTCCTCTGGCTACACTAGTAGGGTTTTCGTCGTACTCTACCATAAACTTTCGTAAACGGTCTGCACACTCCTTCTCTGTATTTCCTTTTAGTTTCTTTGTTTTATCCATTTATTTATTGTTTTGTTATTTACTTAATCGTTTAATGTGTTATATTTCTTTGTTAGGCACAATAAAAATTATTGCTTTGTTGCTAAACCCCAACCAAATACAAATCCTCCAACACCAGAACAAATATATCCATATATTTCAGGTATAGTCATAAACC